CGTCATCTTGTAAAAGGTGATTATCATTTAGAGGTAGAGGGAAACTATACGCAAAAGATACATAAAAATATGCGTACAAGAATTGGTGCTAGTTCGCCAGGCGGTAACTTAGAAGAAGTTATAAGTGGTACTCATTCATTTAATATAGAACAAGCTGTAAAAGGTCGTATTGGTAAAGATGTCAATGTTACTACAGAGGGTGACGAAACAAGAATTAATAATGGTAAATATAATTTAGCTGCAAAGAGTGATATCTTTGCTTCTACTACTGGGGGTACGTTAACACTTAATGCATTTGGAAATGTTTCTATTGATACTGTATCTGGTATCATGGGTATTAAGTCTGGTACAACTTTAAATATGAAGTCTGCAACTGCAATGACTATTGCTTCAGAAACAACTATTGATACTGATGCAACAAGTTCAATTACAATTGATGGAAGTACAATCAATCTTAACAATGGTACAAAAGGTGCTGCTCGTCTTGATGATACTGTGGATACTGGTGATGACCCAGCAGGAATATCTGGTTCAGATGGTTCTAACAAAATTGAGTCAGCATCTGCAACTGTGATTATAGGAGATTAAGAATGGCAGACTTTAAAACTCCAAACCTTTGTGGTGCAAATCCAGAACTTAATAATGCGTTATCAAAACTTGATGATTTAAAAAATGAAATAGCATCTAAGTTAGACTCTACAGCTTCAGAAGCTGCAGCTGCATTTGAAACTGGACTTGCAGATGTAAAAGCAGGACTTGATGGACTTGCACTTGATTTACCAGAAGTGCCAGATGTAAACTTTCAATCAGAGTTAACTGGTCTTATCAATGATATAGATAAAACAACTGTATCTGGATTTGCAGCTTTTAATGCTAAACTTGCACAACTTGAACTTGACTTTGGTGACACACTAAAAGAAAAAGGTTTATCTTTAGATACTTTAATAACTGATGCAACAACAAAATTATCTGCTGGTGGAAATGTTTGTGACCTTGCACCTAATATAGAAATACCAGCAGGAAGTTCTGGAACTGGTGTCACCACAGAAACAAAAGAACTATTAATATCAACTGGGTTAACAGTAATTGCAGTACCAGAAAATTATAAAGAGATTGTATCAGTTCAAGGTAAATCTACAAGTGGCAATTTCTTTAGTAACATATCTGGTTACAAAGTTGATGGTAGAATTATTACGATACCACAATCTTATGCACAAGTAAAAGTGACTTACATTATTTCACTTATAAAAGAAAAACCAGTTGAGGCTAAACAAGCAGATACAAATGAGGAAGAAGAGGAAGTTTCTATTGTCACAACAAATGTAACTGCAAAGGATACTTCAATTGACGGACTTATTGCAAAATTTAGAAAAGATATTGAATCTGCTCCATCAAGTAAAGATGTTAGTAAAGACCTAGCAAATGCAAAAGCTGCTATTGCATCTATAGGTTCTCCAGAGTTTAAAGCACAACAAGAAAAAGATTTTGCAACTTGGCAAACAGAATACAAAAAATTAAAAGCAGACCCACTTAATTATAAACCAGTAGTAACTAAAACTGGGGAAACTGTTAAAGCGACAACTATAGAAGCTGCAGTTACAAAAGAAACAAAAACAGATAAAGATGGATTTACTTATACTGAAACAAAAAGAGTAACTTCTTCTGATGCTGGTTTAACTCATAGAATAAAAGATAATTTTATTGATTTAGTAAAGATTGATACAGCAAAAGAAGTTTTAGCTGGATTAGATTCAACAAAGTATCCAGATTGGTATGAAACAATCCAAGAGGTTATAGATTTTTATGACCCAGCAACAAGTATAGCTGAAATTAATTTAAATCCATATAATCAAAAACAATTAAATATTGTCGGATTTGAATATGTAAGTATTTTACGAAAAGGTTTAGTAGACCCAGTAACAAGAGTGGTTCAACCAGCTGGTATTGTTGAAGAGGAATTACAAAATCTTAATAATAGAACAAGACAATCAACAAAATACTATGAATATGCACTTGGTAATAAACTTGTATTTAAAAATATAGCTGGTATGCTATTAGATTTATTTCAAGACCCAGATATATTTGCTATAACAATTAGTTACCAAACAATGGATAAAATTGACCCAAATTATAAGGGTTAGTCGTTATAAATAAAAGATAAATTAGGAGTCCATACGAATGGCACAATATGACGCCCAATCAAATAATAATTCTAGTAGAAATGTTAGACAGTACACAGACCTAGATTTATTCTTTGGTAAGAAATCATCTAACTCTGATGTGCAGAACATAACTGATGTTAAAGCTGTAAAGCGTTCTATTCGTAATCTGGTATTACTTAATCATTATGAGAAACCTTTTCACCCAGAGATTGCATCTGGTGTTAGAGATATGTTATTTGAACTAATGACTCCAGTAACAGCACAAATACTTGCAAGAAAAATTGAAGATGTTATAAACAACTTTGAACCAAGAGCAAGATTAGTTGGAGTTACAGCAATTCCACTATTAGATCAAAATATATATGAAGTATCAATTGAGTTTTATGTTGTTAACCAACCCACAGAACTAGTTGACTTAACTATAATGTTAGAGAGAGTACGATAATGGCCGTAAACAATAAAAGACTTAGAGTTACAGAACTTGACTTTGATGACATAAAAGATAATTTAAAAATATTTTTAAAAGACCAAACTCAATTTAAAGATTATGACTTTGAAGGTTCTGGTATGAATGTTCTTTTAGACACTCTTGCATACAATACACATTATTTAGCATACAATGCTAACATGGTTGCAAACGAAATGTTTTTAGATAGTTCTAGTTTGCGTTCTAGTGCTGTATCTCATGCAAAAGCATTAGGATATGAAGTTACCTCTGCAAGAGCTCCAACAGCAACATTGAACATTAATCTATCAACTACTGCAGCCACAAAAACAATGCCTGCTGGTACTGCGTTTACATCTACAGTTGATGGAACAAGTTATCAGTTTGTAACAATCTCTGATATAACATCTACTAATACTGGAAGCAATGTTCCTTTTGATAGTGTTACTGTTTATGAAGGAACTTATGTAACTGCGAAATTTGTAGTAGACACTTCTGACGTTGACCAAAGATTTATACTCGCAGACCCACGCTCTGACACATCTACACTTGTGGTTAAAGTTCAGAACTCTACTACAGATACTACTACAACAACTTATACAAAGGCAACTGATATAACTCAACTTTCTGCATCATCTACAGTTTATTATTTACAAGAGGTTGAAACTGGAAGATATGAAGTTTACTTTGGAGATGGGATTGTAAGTCAAGCTATTTCTGATGGGAACATAGTACAACTACAATATGTTATAACTAATAAAACTGAAGCAAATGGTGCTTCTTCATTTTCGTCACCTACTGCGATTGATGGTGTGACAAATATAACAGTAACAACTGTAGCAGCTGCATCTGGTGGTGCAGAACCAGAAAGTATACAATCAATAAAATTAAATGCTCCTCTTGATTATGCATCTCAAGGTCGTGCAGTCACAACAAAAGATTATGAAGTATATGTAAAACGATTATTTCCAAATACACAAGCTGTTTCAGTTTGGGGTGGAGAAGATGGTAGTTATGATTCAAGTACTGGTGTAAGTTCTACTCCAGAGTATGGTAAAGTTTTTATATCTGTGAAATCCACAACTGGAGTTGACTTAACTTCTGCACAAAAAACAAATTTAGAAACTGCACTTGCACCTTATAAGGTAGCATCTGTAACTCCAGTAGTTGTTGATGCAGAAACTACGAGTCTTATATTAGGTATAACTATAATGTATGATTCAAGTGCAACAACTTATAACGCTGATCAAATTGCATCTTTAGTTGCAACCACAGTTTCAAATTACAACACATCTGATTTACAACTATTCAATGCACCTTTTAGACATTCAAAACTTTTAGGATTGATTGATGCAACAGATACTTCAATTTTAAATAGTGTTGCGACAGTTACAATGGCTAAAAACTTTACACCAACATTATCAGTTTCAACTTCTTATAATTTAAATTTTAATAATAAATTTTATAATCCTCACTCTGGACATAATGCAGATGCTGGTGGAATAATTTCTTCTACTGGATTTTATTTGAATAGTGTTACAACTACTGAATACTTTTTTGATGATGATGGTGCTGGTAATTTAAGAAGTTACTATCTTGTTGCTGGTGTTAGAACTTATAATGACTTGACTGCTGGAACAGTAGATTATGTAAATGGAAAAATAACAATTAATGCAATTATAATTACTGGAATAGGTGAGGTTGATGGTACATCTTCTTCAATAATTCGTATAACTGCTCTTCCAAATTCAAATGATATAACTCCAGTTAGAAATCAAATACTTGAAATAGATTTAACGAATACAACTTATAATGGAAGTGTTGATGCTACTGCTTCAACTGGTGTAGGATATTCTACCACTACAACTGGTGGAACAACAACGACTACTGTATCAAGTGTATCATCTACACCATCTAGTTCGGCGTATTAATAATGGCAAATGAGAAGTCAAAATTTACTAATAAGATATCCCCTCTTATTGAAGGACAAGTGCCTGACTTTGTTCAAGCCGACCACCCAGTATTTGTAAATTTTGTAAAAGACTATTTTAGTTTTTTAGAAGCTGGTCGTTTAACTCTTACTCAAACAATAAATTATATCGCACAAGAAACTACAACATCTGCATATATTTTAAATTCAGATGGTGATAGGATTGTTACTGAATTTGGAGAGGGTACAACTGGACAATTTGTAAATGGTGAAACTGTAACTGGTGGAACAACTGGAGCAACTGCAACTGTTCTTGTAGAAGATTCTAGAAACACTTATCTCTATATTACTGGACAACAATTATTTCAAACTGGTGAAACAATTACTGGGGGAACTTCTGGGTCTACTGCTGTTGTAGTTGAATATCGTGCAAATCCAGTTCAAAATATTCAACAAATGTTAGAGTATGCTGATGTAGATAATACACTTTATGATTTCTTAGACCAAATGCGTGACCAGTTTATGGCTGTCATACCAGAAACACTTGCATCTGGAATATCTAAGAGAAACTTAATTAAAAATATTAAAGATTTATATACAGCTAAAGGAACGTCTGAAGGTCATAAACTTTTTATGCGTATTCTACTTGGTGAAACAGCAGAAATATTTTATCCAAATACTTACATACTTAAAAACTCTGGTGGAAATTGGAATCAAAAAACAATCATGCGTGTTGCAGCTTTTACTGGGGTGCAAGGTTCTGAAGTTGAGAACGCAATTATTACTGGACAAACATCTGGTGCAACTGCTATCGTAGTTAATTCTCTTGTTACTCAACAAGGTACAATTTCAGTTACAGAGTTTGAACTTGCAAATATAGTTGGAACATTTACAGATGGAGAAGTTGTTTCTGGAAACTCAACTACTAGAGATATTGAAGTATCATTTACAGTAGATGAAATTGTTGCAAGTGTTACACTAGGTAATGATGGTATACTTCATACAAATTTAGAACAAACTGAATTAGAAAGTATAGGGAACTCAAACGCAGAAATAATTGTTGATGGTATTGCAGAGGGTTCTGTAAGTGATATTATAGTTGATGATGTTGGTTCTCTTTATGAAGTCGGAGATACAGTTACCTTTACAGCTCAAAGTGCAGACACAAATGTAAATGCAGCTACTGGTTTCGTAAGTATGGTTGGTGGTGGATTTGGTTTAGAAACTGGAACATTAGATGACTCTTCTTTTACTGATGATGCAATTATACTTGAAGATAATACTACTGTAGCACTTGAACCTTTTTCTATTCAACTTGAACAAAATACTACAGACAAATTTATTGGAGATGGAACTACAACTGCTTTTACAATGGTAAACTTGTCAGCATCTGTAGATACAATACAAGTTACTATAGACAATATTCCTTTTGCTGAAACTGCAGCTGATGGAACAGCAAACTGGACAGCATCTGGATCAACACTTACGTTTACAACTGCACCAGTAGATAAAACACAAATATTTGTTTATACTGGAGTAAATGAATTTGTAGTATTAGACGGAACTGATGGAAGTTCAACTGATGCTAATCATAGATTTCTAACAGATACAGTCCAACAAGTTTCAGATTATTATTCTACTCCTACAGACCAACTCGTTTTAGAGTTTGATACGTTTAAAAATATTAATGCAATTTCTACTGAGTCTGGTTCTATACAAAAAGTTTTTGTTAATACAAATGGTGGATATACTGATTTACCAACTACAAGTATTACCACTACCTCTGGAACTAGTGCTAAACTAATTCCAACAACTACAGATATTGGTGCTGCTAAATCTTTAAAAATTGTAGACCCTGGCTTTACATACAAATCATCTAATCCACCAGAAGTTGATGTAAGAGCTCACTTTGTTGTTAAAGATGTAAGTGGAACATTTGCTTCTGGTAATACTTTGACAACTCATACTGGAACAGTAAAAGGTTGGAATAGTACAACTCAAATTTTAGATACAACTTTTGAAAATGTTATAAGATTTGAACAAGAACAAGGTGGAACTTTTAACGAGGGTATTCAATTAGAGCAAGGTAATAGACAAATGTTACCTTCTGCTTTTGAATTAGAAACCGAAAAAGATTTTACTGATGGTGAGAGTATTATATTAGAGGGAACTTCTATATTCACCCCATCTCCACAAACATTTATTTACAAAGTTCGTGTTGCTAGAAATGCAGCTGATACTGCAAACATATTTTATATCAATGACGAAGCACAACCAGTTTTAACTTTATACTCTGGTAACACTTACTACTTTGATTTATCAGACAGTTCACTTTACAACGCTGTTGCAACTTCAGTACATCAACTAAGATTTTCAGAAACATCTGATGGAACTCATAATAGTGGTACTGCGTATACAACTGGAGTTACGACTTCTGCAGCTGCAATTGATATAGGAACAACTGGTGCATATATTCAAATCGTAGTTCCTGCTGGATTAGGACAACTTTATTATTATTGTGTAAATCATTCAGGCATGGGTAATGTTGCATACACTCCAACATATCAATCTACTATAGTTGATGAAGGCGATGCAGTAATATTTAACTCTACAAAAAGAGGCCCTAACATTGCACTTATGTTGTTGAATGAAACTGGTGATATTGGAAATGATACTGATAACGTAATCTTAGAAGACGATAGTGGAGATTTACATTTAGAGGAAACTGTAGATGGACAACTTCAAGATGTTGGAGGTAAAATTACAATAAACAGTTATCGTGAAAGAAACGATAATACTTTTATTCTTCTTGATGGTACTGATGCAGACGGAACTGATGCTGGAGATAAATTAGGAACAGAAGAACTTGGTGACCAACTTATTCTAAATGGAACAGATGCATCAAGTACAGATGCAATGGGTCAAATTGTATTAGCAGATGAAACTGGTAATGGGCAAATAACTTTAAATGGTACAGATAGTGATTCAACTGATGCTGGTAATCATGTTATTAATCAAGACCCAATAGATTTTTCAAAGAAAAACGTAACAATTACAGACTCTTCTGGTGCAAGTGCAACGATTATA